TGTTTGCGTGGCTTGTTAACCAATCATATTTTAAAGAATTGACCGATACTGATGTTAGAAGCAATTTAGTTCAAGATAATAATGCATTATTGGATGATGATATGCTTCCTTTTGGAATGATGGATTTTGGAGATGACGAACATGCTGAATGGAAAGCTGATCCGTTTTATGACTTAGACTTTGGGCCACATAAAGATTATTTCTAAGATTTGTTTTTTATAAATAATATCGAGATAAGATTATTTAGTTTCTTACATAAAGGAGAGAGAAATGGCAATTCAAGTCAGCCCAGGCGTTAATATTAGCGAAATTGATCTAACAACAGTAGTTCCAGCAGTATCTACCACAACCGGCGCGTTAGCTGGTATTTTTGCTTGGGGTCCAGCTAATGTAAGAACATTAGTAAATTCTGAAGTCAATCTTACATCAATTTTTGGCAATCCAACAGATTCAAACTACGAAACATTCTTTACAGCAGCAAACTTCCTATCATATGGCAATAGCTTATATGTAGTGCGTTCTGTTGAATCTGGAAGTTCTGTACCAGCAAATAATGCTTATAACGCATTTGCGAATACAGCATCTGCCGCAAACGTAGTTGTTCTAAACTCAGACGATTTTAACAATCAAAGCGCATCTCTATCATCAAGTATTGCTTATCTAGCAAAGTATCCAGGCGCTCTAGGAAATAGCTTAAAGATTTCTGTCTGCGATAGTGTAAACGCATTCTCCCAAATAGTATCAGTAGCTACTGTAAACTCAGCAGCTTCAAATTCAGCAACATCATTTAATATTTCTGTTGTTGCGGGAGCAAACTCTGCTACAGTTACATTAACTTCAAACGGTGTTTCTGGTACTGCAAATGCTGGTCTTCAAGCTCTATCAAACTTTATTACTAATGGTGATATCATTACTATTGGAAATACTACAATTGGGACTCAAACTGTTAAGGTTACAGGATATACCGTAAGTGCCAATATTGAAGTTGCTGGTTCAGGAGCTAATGCTTTCACACAATACGCAACATTAAATCTTGCTGATCCAATTATCCTACCATACTCAGGGACTCTAACTCAAGCATCAACTACTTCATATTGGGAATATTACAATAAAGTTAGTGCAGCCCCAACAACTTCACATTATCTAGCAGTTAAGGGTCTAACTGCTGTCGATACACTCCACGTAGTTGTAGTAGACCAAAATGGTGCATTTACCGGTAAGCCAGGAACAATTCTTGAAGTATTCGAGGCTCTATCTAGAGCAACCGATGCTAAGACAGATCAAGGTGCCACAAATTATTATAAAACAGTATTGAATAATAATTCAAATTACATTTGGGCTGTATCTGATCGATCAGGTGCTGCATCGGCTCTTTCAACTGCAGTAACTTCATCAACAAACCCAAGTCCATTTACACAAACATTTACAAATGGTAATGATGGGCTTTCTGAAAGCACATGTTCTCTATCAACTATTACTAATGGATACGATTTCTTTAAGTCTTCTCAAGACGTAACGGTTTCTCTAGTATTGGCTGGTAAAGCTCGTGGTGTTACAGCGGAAAGCACAACACCTTCTGGAAGTGGTACAAGTTATGCAACAATCGCTAACTACATCATTGGAAACATTGCAAACTATCGTAAAGATTGCGTTGCATTCATTTCCCCAGCTAAGGCTGATGCTGTGGTTCAACAAGCAGGCGGTGATGCTACCACAAATGTAATCAACTTCCTTGGAACTCTAGCTACTGCATCATCATACGCAGTAATGGATTCTGGATATAAGTATCAGTATGATAAGTATAATGATAAGTACCGTTGGGTTCCTCTAAATGGTGATATTGCTGGTACATGCGTTCGTACAGACTTCAACAATGATCCTTGGTGGTCACCCGCCGGTTTCTCTCGTGGGCAAATCAACAATGTAATCAAGCTTGCTTATAATCCAAACCAAACACAGCGTGATGCTCTATATAAGGCTGGTGTAAATCCAGTTGTCACATTCCCAGGACAAGGAACAATCCTTTATGGTGATAAGACTCTAATTGGGCGTCCATCTGCATTTGATCGTATCAATGTTCGTAGATTGTTCCTAACAGTAGAAAAAGCAATTTCTATTGCTGCTCAAAGTTCACTATTCGAATTTAATGATGATTTCACAAGAGCACAATTCGTAAATCTAATCACACCATATCTTCGTGATGTACAAGGGCGTAGAGGAATTACTGCATTCAAAGTTGTTTGTGATGCAACAAATAATACACAACAAGTTATCGATTCTAATCAGTTTGTTGGAGACATCTATATCCAACCAGCACGTTCGATTAACTTCATCCAACTAAACTTTGTTGCAGTTAGAACTGGTGTTGACTTTACTGAAATTGTTGCGTCAATTTAATAAATAAAAAAATAGGAGAACAACAATGGCACAAAGTTTTAATGTAAACGATTTCAAGAGTGGTCTAGTATATGGCGGCGCTAGACCAACTCTATTCTCAATTCAACTAACATCCCCATCAGGTGTATCAGTTGATTTTAGAAAAGTTCCAATTCTAGCAAAAAGTTCAACTTTACCACCATCAAATTTGGGAACAATTGGTATTCCATATTTTGGCCGTGTAGTAAAGATGGCTGGTGATCGCACTTTCCCAACTTGGGACGTTACAGTAATCAACGACGAAGATTTCAAGATCAGAAATGCTTTAGAAAATTGGTCAAACTCAATCAACAGCATGAATGGTAACGTAAGATTGAGTGGAGAAAATGTGGCATCATATAAGACCGATGCAACAATCACACAATATTCAAAGGCTGGTGATGTATTGCGTACATATACCTTCGAGGGGTTATATCCAAAGAACATTTCTACAATCGATCTAGGTTGGGACAAAACAGACCAAATCGAAGATTTCACAGTAACATTTGAATATGATAGTTGGACTGTTCAGGGTGGTGCTTTTGGAGCAGCCTTTAATAACCAAGGATAAATACTATTGAATTAATATTTTGTTATTGTGGTAGGAGGCTCTAATGGCCGGACTTGAACTTTTTGGTTTTGAAATAAAAAGAAGACAAGAAGAAAATAAGAATATACCGTCGTTTGCACCTGTGGTGTCAGACGACGGTGCTCTTAACGTATCTGCTGGTGGTGCATATGGCACTTATCTAGATTTAGAAGGTTCTGCTAAAACTGAAGCAGAACTTGTTTCTAAGTATAGAGAAATGTCTATTCAACCAGAATGTGAAGGTGCAATTGATGATATTGTGAATGAAGCAATTGTTAAAGATGATAATCAAGAAATTGTAGATATTAATTTAGACAATTTAGACGTATCTACAAACATCAAAAATTTAATCATAGAAGAATGGAATAACGTAGCACTATTATTGAACATCAATAATTATGGCTATGAGGTATTCAGACGTTGGTATATTGATGGTAGACTATATTACCATGTAATGATTGATGAAACAAATCCTCGTGCTGGTATTCAGGAATTGAGATATATCGATCCTAGAACTATCAGAAAAATCAAAGCAATCAAAAGAGAACGTCGCGGCAATACGTTTGTCAATATTACCGCACAAGAATTTTATATGTATAATGAACGCGGTTTCCGTGGTGCTACTGCTACCGGTATGGATAATCAAGGAATAAGAATTTCTAAGGACTCCATTGTTCAAGTTACATCTGGTCTTATGGATAAAGACAATCGTCTAGTTCTAGGCTATCTTCACAAGGCAATTAAGCCACTAAACCAACTTCGTATGTTGGAAGACGCAACAGTAATTTATCGTATTTCTCGCGCACCAGAGCGTCGTATTTTCTATATTGACGTAGGCAACCTTCCAAAGATGAAGGCTGAACAATATGTTAAGGATATGATGACTCGTCATAAGAATCGTCTAGTATATGACGCCACAACAGGTGAAGTAAGAGACGACAGAAAGTTTATGACAATGCTTGAAGACTATTGGCTACCTCGTCGTGAAGGTGGTCGTGGTACAGAAATTTCAACATTACCATCTGGGCAAAATCTAGGCGAGCTTTCCGACGTTAATTACTTCCAAAAGAAACTTTATAAGTCTCTAAATGTTCCTATGTCAAGAATCGATTCAGATTCTACTGGGTTTAATATGGGACGCGCAGCCGAAATTACTCAAGATGAACTAAAGTTCCAAAAGTATATCAACCGCCTTCATATCAGATTCTCTCAATTGTTTATGTTAGCTTTAGAAAAGCAACTACTATTGAAGGCAATTATTACATCAGAAGATTGGGAAAATTTCAAGAATAAGATTCACTTCAATTTCAAGAAAGACAATTATCATTCTGAATTGAAAGATGCTGAAATTCTTCGTGAAAGACTTAGTACACTTCAACTATTAGACCCATATGTAGGAATCTTCTATTCTCAAGAATGGATTAAGAAGAACATTCTAATGCAATCTGAAGAAGACATTTCTACTATGAAAAAGCAAATGGAATCTGAAGAAATATTTCCATTAAGTGCTCTTGCTCAAATGCAAGCACAAGAAGATGAAGAGGCCCAAGCTGAAGCCGAAAGAAAACCACCAGAAAAAAAAGAAACTCCTAAAAAGAGCAACACTAAGTCGAAATCAACTAAACCACCAGTAAAGCATAGTGTTGGGGGTAGAGCTACAAGTGGTGGTGATCCCGTAAGAACAGAGATTGTTAACGCAGGAAGTGGTCCATATACAAGAAATATGCCTGAAAAGTACTTCGACTGGAAGAAGCCTTTACTAAAGGCAAAAGCAAAAAATACTAAATAGATTATAAAATTAGGAGTTTAATTATGCCTTATACGACAGACAATATTGTAGATTATATCATGGATAAGGATCATCTGAGTGTAAAAGCTGCTGTAGACGATATTATGGCAAGTAAGATTCAAGATGCTCTAGAACTCCGTAGAGAATATGTTGGCCAATCCATGTTTAATCCAAGTTCAGAGGAAACAGATGACTCAGAATAATACTGATCTTCAAGAAGTAGAAGACCCAAAGGCAAAATATTATGAGCCAAAACCAGAAGGCGAAAAGGCTTTCTGGAAGACTCATATTGTAAAGAAGCATCTACACCCTGTAGCTGATGATGCGCAATTTAATGGTTCTAATGTAGCCAAAGATAAGACAAGAAAAGCTGATAAGTCTGATCTTCCAGAAGAAAAAATGTCTTCTCCAGAAAAGAAGAAACGCGAAGAAGTTGTTAAGGCAATGAAGGATAAGACTGCTGAATTCAAAGCCAAGTATGGTGATCGCTGGAAGGACGTTATGTATGCTACAGCAACCAAACAAGCTATGGGAGAAGAAGCACTAGATGAAGACTCTCAAGCCGCTTCTTCAGATAGCCCAAGTTCTGGTGGTGGTGGGCCAACAGCAGGTTCGATTGATCCAACATCACATATTCAACATGGCCAACCTGTTCCTATGGCTAAAGGCAATTCTATTAAGGAGATGTTAGAGAAGATCGCACTACAAGCTGCAGAACTTCATGATTCTCTTGGTGAAAATCCAGAATTACAAGATTGGGCTAAGCAAAAGCTTGGCGAAAGCAGAGAATGTCTACAATCTGTTTACAAGCATATTAAGTCTGGCTCAAAGAACAATGAAGGCCAAAAAGATCCAATGGCCGGTCATCCTGATGCTGGAGGAAAAGTATAATGGCAATTATTCAAAATAGATCATTAGGACATGCAGTAACTTTAGATGTAGCCAATAGTACATATAGCTGCAATTCATTTGCCGTTCCAAACAGTTCAGTAGAAACAGTAACTGGACTTGCTGTTACTAAAATTCTTTGGACTGGTCCTTGGACAATTTCAATTGGTTCAAATCTAATCTTTCAAACTTCAAACAACGAAGGCGTTTGGGATTTAAATTCTATGGGCATTTCTCTTGGTGGGTATGCTGGCGCAAATCTTAATGTAAATACTACATCTACTACGGCAACATTAATTCTAAATGTTGCTAAGCAATCATCCACTATTGCATCTACTTGGTAAGGATAAAACGATGAAGCTTATTTGCGAAACATTAGAAGACGTTTCAATCATCAAGGAAGCCAGAGAAGACGGCAAGAAGAATTTCTACATTGAGGGACCATTCCTAATGGGGGATATTCCAAATAGAAATGGTAGAATTTATGAAAGCCGAATTCTAGCTAAAGAAGTTGCAAGATATACTAAGAATTACATTAAGGAAAATAGAGCATATGGCGAACTAGGCCATCCTGCTGGTCCAACAATTAATCTTGATCGTGTCTCACACATTATCACAAGCCTTCATCAAGAAGGTTCTAATTTCATCGGTAAAGCTAAGATTACAGAAACCCCAATGGGAGACATCGTAAAGGGTCTTCTAGAATCTGGGGGTAAACTTGGCGTTTCTTCTCGTGGTATGGGTACAGTAACTAGAAGAAAAGATGGTATCATGGAAGTTGGAGAAGACTTCATGTTAGCAACCGCTGCTGATATTGTCGCTGATCCATCAGCACATATTGCCTATGTTGAATCTGTTGTTGAAGGTCTAGACTGGGTCTATGACGCAGCATCAGGAAACTGGAAAGCAATGAAAGAATTGGAAATTCAAAAAGAACATATCGCAAAGTCTTCAATGAAGAAAATTAATGAAGAAAAGATAAGACTTTTTGAGCGTTTCCTTCGTACACTATAATAAATCTTAAAAAAACAATTTATATAAATAATTAATAATCTTTCCAAAAGGAGTAGTTAAAATGGCAGGTAAGAAAAATATTAGTGCGGAAACTCTAGATGAAGTGACTGCATCAGACGGCATCAGCCATACTGCTGATCCGTATGCATCTGGGGATTCATCACGTTCTGCTGACAAGAGTGCTGGAGAATCAAGCTATTCTTCTTCAACAAAGTCTGAAGTACTTAGCGCCATCATGAATCATATTGGTGGTTTAGATAAGGGCGCTCTAGGTAACATTTATAAGGGTCTTCAAGGCGCTTCTGGTTCAGCTACTCGTGCAGCCGATAAGTCTGGTGGAGAAGGTTCACAATTGCGCATTTCAGTTTCAGACGCAGACCCAGTAACTGGCGCAAAACTAGCAAACGCTGGTGGTTCTGCTCCAACAACACATAATACAACAACCGGTAAGGGTGAAAGGGGGCAAATTCGCCTTTCACCAACTTCAGTAGTTGCTAAGGAAGACGTAGAAGAAATTTTTGGTGGTGATGAGCTATCAGAAGAACTAAAGGAAAAGGCAACTGTAGTATTCGAAGCGGCAATTAGTGCTCGCCTAGTTTCAGAAGTTGCTCGTCTAGAAGAAGAATTTGAAACACGTCTTGAAGAATCAGTAGAATCAATTCGTGGAGAAATTGTTGAAAATGTAGATAAGTATCTCTCTTATGCCGTTGAACAGTGGATTGAAGAGAACCAAGTAGCTATTGATACCGGATTAAAGAACGAAATGGCAGAAGAATTTATGTCTGGCCTAAAGAGTCTATTTGAAGCAAATTATATCGACATCCCAGAAACTAAGGTCGATGTAGTTGCTGAAATGGTAGAAAAGATTGAAGAACTAGAGCTTCGTCTAAATGAAGAAATCGAAAAGAACATTTCTCTACAAGAAGAAACAGAAGTTCTTCAAGTAGAAGAAATTTTTTCAACAGCGGTAGAAGGACTAGCAAAGACACAAGCTGAAAAGCTTCGTGATCTAGCAGAAGGTATTTCTTACCAAACTGTAGAAGAATTTGAAAAGAAAATCAATATCATTAAAGAAACTTACTTCCCATCATCACAAAAGTCAACTTCAATTACTACACTAACAGAAGAAGTTGGATATGATGATGAAGAAGTATCAGATTCTGCAACCGGTCCAATGGCTGCTTATATTCAAGCCGTATCTAGACAAGTCAAAAACTAAATTTCTATAAATATAATTGACCCAATAAGGAAAAGGGAGAGAAAAATGTATCTAAACGAGGAAATTCAAAAGAAGTGGAAGCCACTAATTGAGCACTCTGAGCTTGCTCCAATTACTGACTCACACAAGCGTTCTGTAACCGCTCAGCTTCTAGAAAATACAGAAGCTGCTATGGCTCAAGAAGGCGGATCATCTTTCGGTTCACTACTTGAAACAACTGGTGGTTCTCCAACATCACTAACCGGCGGTTCAGCTAACTACGATCCAGTACTTATCTCACTAGTACGTCGTGCTCTACCAAACCTAATCGCATATGACATCTGCGGCGTTCAGCCAATGACAGGTCCAACCGGCCTAATCTTTGCTCTACGTCCACAGTATGACTCACAGTCAGGTGCAAACGCATTCTACTATGAAGCCAACACTGGACAATCAACATATGGCATGGGCGCTCTTAATGGCTCACAAGCTGTTGGTAACACCGCTGGTAACTGGGGTGGTATCTATGCTGTTAACACTTCAACTGTTGTTTCAGGCAGCAATACTACATATAACTTCGCTGGTGGTGCTAACACAGCCGTTGCCGAAGCTCTAGGTACTTCTGGTGGTGCTAACCTTGACTTCAATCAAATGGCCTTCTCAATCGATAAGGTCACTGTTTCTGCCAAGTCACGCGCTCTAAAGGCTGAGTATTCAATCGAACTAGCACAAGACCTAAAGGCAATCCATGGTCTAGACGCCGAAACAGAACTTTCAACAATTCTATCTGCTGAAATTCTGTCAGAAATCAACCGCGAAATTGTTCGTACAATCAACCTAACAGCTACAGCCGGTGCTGCTGATACTACATCAGCCGGTACTTTCGATCTAGACGTTGACTCAAACGGACGTTGGTCAGTTGAAAAGTTCAAGGGTCTAATGTTCCAAGTTGAACGCGAAGCTAACCTAATCGCCAAGAATACACGTCGTGGTAAGGGTAATATCCTAATCTGTTCTTCAGATGTGGCTTCTGCTCTACAAATGGCTGGCGTTCTAGATTACGCTCCTGCTCTAAACTCAAACAACCTACAAGTTGATGACACTGGCAATACCTTCGCCGGTATTCTAAACGGACGCATTCGCGTTTATGTTGACCCATATGCTGGTGGTCATTATATGACTGTTGGTTATAAGGGTGCATCAGCATTCGACGCAGGTCTATTCTACTGCCCATACGTTCCACTACAAATGGTTCGTGCAGTTGGACAAGACTCATTCCAACCAAAGATTGGGTTCAAGACTCGTTACGGAGTTGTTGCTAACCCATTCTCACGTGGTGCAAACGGTTCAGACGGTACACTAGTACAAAATGTAAACGTTTATTACCGCCGCGTGTTGGTAAATAATATCCTATAAAATATATACTTTTATAACTTTTATATAAATAGGGGTGGTAGGGAAACTTACCACCCTTTTTTATGGAGAATTATATATCTAAAATTAGAGCAACAAGCTGAATATAATATAGCTATTCTAACACAAATGTTATTGTACCACAATTCCATATTTTTCCGATATTCAACAATTTTGTTATTTGTTTCTCTGACATATTCTGATCAAAGTCTTTTAGTTTGGATTTTGTAAATTGTGTTCTAGGTACTCGTTTTGAATAATGGTCAATTACATACCAATATGA